TTGGAAAAAAATGCCACATGTTGATCAATTGCAACTAAAATACGAACTCCAAACATTTCGTTAGTACCCGTATTTGGGTTCAATGTTATTTTATTTTCGATGCGTGACGTGAAAACATCATTTGTATCAATGGGATTTGCAAATTTGTCAATAATACCATAGGCACCATTTTGAATGGCTTCAACATTCAACACTTGCCCAAAATTTGATGCGAATTTAGCCGATGATGTGAATGGACTGAAATAAAACTCAGTTTCATTGGTTGGCCCTGTTGCCAACAAATTAGTTGTTGCTTCTAAAACCCAAGTGGCAAAAGTTTTTGCCCCAAATAACCAATCCCGAACCACACCAGTTGAAACTACATCATCAAAAACCCACCCATCAGATTCGAGTTTCCGACCATAGGCCAACATGAAATTAACAACATCTGGGACAGTTTCATAATACCGACCATATTCAATTCNTTCAGTCACACCCTGTCCATAATCAACATATGGGAATACTACACCNCCAACCTGAAATTGTTTAACTCTGGTGCTTNGCGCAGATACTGATGTAAGAACAACTGGTGTAATAATATCACCAGCAGAAATTGTTGCTAAAGATTCAATCTCAAAAGTTGTTGCAGATGTAATAGTAATATGTTGATCTTTAATACGATTGCCGTTGATCAATATTGACAGTTTAGCAGAATCATTTGCCATATTATTTTGTGGTAATTTAAACTGCGTTACCGTGAATGTGTGTTGATCCGCTGTTGCTGTTATATCTTCACGTAATTCAACCTGTCCACCAGTAATGGGAACAACAGGGACATCAATGGTAAAATAAGGATCAAATAGATCAAATCCATAAACACGATATCCGGTACCTTCTCTAACCACCAATACCCCTGATCCAAAATATTCATTTGTTGGTGTTGATCGGTGAAGTATGGTATGAACGTCTTCGGCTGGAATCTGTAATCCAGATAATGTTTTAATTACAGTTCTATCCTGATTCAGATATCCTGCGGTCCTCCAACCAAGTGCTATCTGGGTATTTCTGATAGTATCTCCAAAACTTGTAGTGATATCATTACCCAACCATTTAGTATACTCTGAAATCCACGCATTGATGCCTAAACGCGGTGTTACAACCCCATTAACATTTTCTAGGTGTACGGGCAGCACGGACAACGAGGGGCGGGTCAGGGTGCTATTATGGACTATGTGAGGGGCATTCCATATCTTAATACTCCCCGAGGTGCCAATATCAATATAAAGCTCTGACCACAGAGTGTCTACGAAAATTCCCGGCTTCATCAGATATCCCAGCAGGGCCGTCGCATATGCAAAACTTGAACTTGCAATGAAGTCCTGTTCAATTGGTGCGCCATCAGAATAAATCCAAGAATCATTCCTGCTCTCAGGGACCAACTTATCCTCAGACACCACACCAGCGGCGATTGGGTCAAGTAATTCTCCAGAAGCATCAACCGGAATGGGAGCAGTCATAGCGAATTGATTACTTTGCGCTTGGGTTAATGGGTTATAAATACCTGCCTGTAAATCCGCCCACATGGCATGGGTATTGGCATATCTTGGCGTTCCATCACTCGCAGTTGATGTTGGCACATATGATGTTATCCACCAATCTGGTTGCACAGAGTATCCCGCAATTTCCCATGGGTGAGAATGGGGGCGAATACTGCGATATAGACGGGTGTATATACCCATGTAGTGTCCTTCAACACCGGCAGATCGATAGTTCCATGTAAACGGATCAGTTGCATTGTAAGTACTATTTGTTACAAAATCCAATTCTAGAAATACTGCCCAGCGTTCAAATTCTCTACGCATGATCTGTGTGTATTCCTCATGAGTGTAATCAAAGGAATATGTGTTATTGTGTCTATCAATGAGATTAACGCCAAATCCATTATATATGTAATATTCTTTATCAGCATTATTCAAAAATTTATCATCACTAAGTATATCAGTGGTGGTCCATTTCGAACCATCATAATACGCACGTGCTGCACGGCCAGTATCAATAACTATCATACCAGCACTTGGGGTAGTTACATTATTATAATCATCAATGACCTGATCCACAGTGGAAAAACTAGATGGTGTTGAATTTCCGTAATAATCAGAGAGATAGAAATTGGATTCGGCATGTCTTGCAGAAAATGAAGAACTCTCGGTTTTATAATATGTTGGTATGGCATTATAAAACCTAGTTTGCAATTCTAACCAAACCAAATCCCGATCATCCCCAAACGATGGGATAATAACACCTTCATGACCACGCAGCTTGGTCACACCATCACGGTCAATAAATGTTTCAGGTTTATATACTGATGTAGCCCCGACCCGTGCAGGGCTTGGGGGAATTAAAATGGGACTGGTCGTGGTGGAAATAGCACCGGCAACCCCATTGGCTATTTGGGTTTCCGTATAAACCCCCATATCAGAATAATAATTAGCAAATTGGTTGGTACGTCCTATGAACAATTCTGTCAGGATTGCATCAACAGCATCGCTGGGAGAAACAGTTAATGAACCAATTGGATTGGATATTGTGAGATCATCCCATAATTGTGTTAATCTATTATTGAATTTGGTAAGAACTCTATTATAATCACGGGACATCTTTCTGGTAACAGTAGGGATAGAAAGATTAGAATCCTGCAATGTTCCCATAATCCTGAGTAGAGAGTTTTCGCAATCTATCATAGTTGCACCAATTGTGCCATCCTTACTAGTCCAACGGTAATTGTTCAAACCAAATTCATTGCCGGAAAAATTTGTTTGTGACTTGATTACACTAGACATATGCCCGAGTAATGTACTCCTAGACACGGTTGTTATTGTTTGATGATCCGCATTTGATGTTATGGATACAGGAACTTCTGCTAATCCATTAGAATCTATAGTTTGAGATGTTTTAGTAGATGCTTTATTCCAGATGGAATGAGCATATCCGGTGAATGAGTCTACAAAATACCGATAACCCGTAGAGGAAGAAATTGTATCAGTTTCTAAAGTTAAATCAAAGGTAAATTCACCGGACGCATTATAGGTTAATGGAAACCCCAATACCGCATCATCTACCCCTGTTCCAATCTTATATTGGAAAAGTGTGGTTTGATGACCAGCATCAACAATTTGATTGGTGTTTAGATCGAATTTATAGGTGTTGTACAATGGTAGATCATGGCGGGTTGATCTGGTATCACCCGTGGCTGTTTCAATACCGGCCCAAAATTCAATGATTGGTCTAATGGCTTGATCACCAGATACCAGTGCAGCACGATCAACTGTACTCAGATCATTATAATGTCTCCACCAGTTGTTGCTTGACCACCCATCACTTATTTCAGTGAGCCTTCTGATATCATATACATAAGTTCCATCAGTTGATGTTCCAGATGGACCATTGGCTGATGTCCATGAAATATTTGTCCATGATGATGTTGATGATGCATAGATTTGAAAAACACGTTCGCCAATTATACTTGCATTTTCCCAGATCATCCCATCTATGGGATTAACGGGTTTAGGTCCAATTACAACACCCTGTGATATCCACCTACCTGCACCGGTTGAAAATCGCCACAGAACAGGTCTATTATATAATTCACCAGAACGTGTGATATAAAGATAATCACCAACATTATATCCACTGGTTGATGTGGGAATATCATCCAGTACCGTATAATTTAATACACTCCATGTAGTTCCATTATATTTGTATACCACTCGGTTGATAGTAGAAGTATCTTCCCAGAGATCACCAGATGCAGGTGATGTGGGGGCGGTGTTTGATAGGATGGCATGAACTGTACTAAATCCCGAAGATGTAATAAGATTAAATACAGTTTGTGATCCTTGAATCTCTTTGGTGATATACTCACCATTAACTGTTGCATCACCTGCACCGGTCCAATAATATCGAGAAAAATTAATATGTTTATCATAATCAAATGGTGGTGTATATGTATAAAACGATGTTTCAAATAATCGATTGGGATCACTTGTTATACCACCATTAGCATCAATCTGTCCTAATAGATCGGGATAGAATGCTCCTCCTGAACGAGCATCAGTATCTGGGTTCACCAGCACCGATCCTAGAGACAGTTGATATTTTTGACGCTCATTAGTTCCTTCCACAATTTGGGGAAGTCTAGTAAGGTCTTTTGTGGTTAATTTGGTAACATCACCGATCCATCCTGACAAAAAACCAGCCCGTTCGGGTTCAACCATAACATCTTCTGCAATATACGAAGAACGATTATTACCATCTGTTTGAAGATAACAAGGAAGTTTATTGAAAAATCTACGATCTTTGGGCATTATCGGAAAGTCCTTTTATTACGTTAATATTTAGGATCAACCGGTATCAATTTCCATTGTAAAAATATTATTAAACCAATGTACCCATTCTCAATTCTGTATCAGAGAAATTTTGCACAACAGATATATCTTCTGGAGATGCAGCAGAAATGAATAATTGGGACGGCTCCGATCTGATTTGAAACATTCTACCAAAGGCTTGCGTGGTGGATTTGGGAACAATAACCATTGATTGCAAATCTGGTGCTACCATGGCGTGAACAAAAGCAACCAATTCAGTGAAGTAGAAACGTTCACCAGCAGACCATCTTTCAATTTGAAAATATGTATCAATTGCAGCCAACACATTAAGTTTTAAATCTGCTTCTGAAAGAGATGAACCAGCAGTTTGAATGATTTTGAATGTTGCTTGATATTCGGGGATGGCCTGACTCCCAAATAATGGGAGATATGTCATTGGGTAATATATTACCGCATCACTAATTGGCTTATAATCTTCAAAATTGGAATATGCTATTTTTAATTGTGCAGATGTTTCCGCATTTGGCTCATCCGCAGCAACACCATTCTGTGCTAACCAACTACGATATGCACTATCATATCCAGTTGTTAATATATATACGTTCATGATATTACTCTTGGATGGATCAATCCGATTTCCCTCTGGAGCATAATGTGTCCACATAAATCGTAAGTCATCTCTGCCAATAGCATATTTATATGCTGTTTGATCAGGCGCAGCTATCCATGTTCCAGTTGTTGAATCCGCAATCAGCCAAACGGATGTACCACGGTCATAATGGATATCACCCGCATTGCTTACGGTTGTATCAAATGTATTCCCAACAGCGATCCCGCTAGTAGCCAATGTGCCATTCGTACCACGAGGGGATGTAGTTGATCCAATGGGGTCCCACACAGTGAAACCAAACTCTTTAATCTGACGCCATAAAACAATATCCGTGCCGTCTTGGAATACAAAATCCCTGAAAATAAATGGTGCATCGATAGCTCCATCAGAATCCGCATCAATTGGTTCCACCGCCAATCCATTTTTATTAATATATCCATCAGCGTGTCTGATATTGTCGGTTGGGGTAAACGATATAATGGTGCCGATAAAATCCAACAATGTTGATGAAACATTTAGGGGTGTGGGTCCAGTAGTAGTTAATGGAATATTAGATGGGTCAGCAGCACATTGTATTCCCAATACACCACCTATGTAGAATATTTGCATAGTCACATTAGCTGCGGGAGCAGTTGTAAAAAATACTTGATTGGTCCCAGTAATAGACCATGATGGAGTAGCAGACCATGGACCATGTTGGAATACACCATCCATATAGACCATTACACCAGCACCCGTTGAAGGTAATGATGTTGCATCAGTTACCGTGAATGAATTGGTTATACCATCGGCAATAAATTCATATTGCTTTGATCTCACAACATTAGGATTAACAACTGAGGTTATCCGAACACGGGTAGACGCACTAGGAGCCACCGTGAAGGTCACCACGCTCGTAGTAGCGTTGGCGCTCACACTGTACTGAGATGGGGCCTGTGTGATACCATCAATGGCTACCAGCACCGTATCTGCGGTTTGATTACCATCGGGTACAGTAAATGAAACAGTTGCTCCATCACCAATGAAATTATTTCTCGTAAATATATTGTTGCTAATACCCGAGATTACGAAGATCGAACTATCCATACCAGCGGTGAGAACATTATCATAAATTAGTGAGTTATTTGTTCCGATTTGTCCGATGCCGTAATCAACATTAGCATTTTGTGCCACCCCATTGATATGGGAAAGGACATTTGCAGACCTAACTTCAGACACTCCTAGATCAAACTCATCGGTTACTCCATCACCAATCGCTTCAGTGACCGATAATGTTGCATGAACAAATTCGGAATTGTAATAAACGGCAATAGATGCATTATTAGCCGGTGCTGTAGTAAAGCAAATGGAATATCCGGCAGGAGATGCAGTAATAGTATAATCACGGTTTTCTATCTGATACACATCATTGAGAAGAACAATTGTTTTAGCCGATTCTAATGGAACTTGTTGTGTTTGAAAACACAACGTGGTGCCATCCCCAGTGAAGGTATACACTGAAATATTATTATGATTTAGAGAGAGCGCAGTTAACCCCCTACGATAAAGACTATCTCTGGATTCATTTGTTTCTAATAATTTGACGGTGTCCCACACCGATTTGCCAGTTTCCGGATCAATAATTTCCGCAGCATTCTGAAAAACAAAATCTACCTCACTAGCAGATTCGAAAAACAGACTCAAACCACGATCAGTGATAGTCCATTTGTCATCAGCAGCACTTGACGTAGTTCCAGCGGAAAACGCAAACCGAATCACCCATGATGCATCCAAACCTGCTTTGGTTGTATCACCCATATTATTAATTGAAAAATCACCAGTCTTGTTGATATCTTCAGAATCTATAAACTTCCATGATTGAGTTGTCTGATCCCAGTATATGGCAAAATCCAATTTGCTTCCAATCCGAGAAATCAATTCATTTTCTTCTGTACTATTAAAAGTATTTCGAAGTGCCGGTAATACACTATAAATCGTTTGCCCTGTTGACACAACATCTTTCAGAACCACCCCATTACTGGCAGTTCCCGCATCTATAACCCGATCCACGTTAACCGTTGATCCCAACGGGTCTGTAAATCGTACCACAGTGTCTGTATCAATATAAGCAAGCTCACCAGTTCCAGTATTGCCCACGGATTGGGCTACCCCAGATAAAGTCACATTGCCAAGAGATTGGGTAGTTGTGTGAGAAGTCTCGGTCCACACATATTGGCCAGTGAGTACTATTTCATTATATTTGGTCTGATATAAAGTTTTTTTATCAACCTTGACAATCAATGGTTTAATATATTGAGAGATCAATCCAGCTATGGATAAAATGCTAGTATCACCGGAATATTCATGAGTGGATGAGGTGGTATCCTCATATAATCTACCATCTTCCGCTACATGTTTAATATTTTGATACAAACCGGTTGGATCACTCAGCCGCGAATATCTTGATTGCCCAGCAAAGCTTCTATTCACGGTTTGTACTTTTTGGATAGAATTATCTTTGAGATAAAAGTTATTATAATCTTGGGCATTCACCATACGATTCTGTGTATANAATACTTTACCAACACGAGTTCTGATATCAAAGTTGCTCTCAGTGGCCACCCCGTTGGAAACATTGGTTTGCAATGATGCAGTCATGGTTAGTTGATATAATTCATTGCTTGATACATACGGAATAGTTAATGCATTATTTTGTATTGCCGCTGAATTAATCAATGTAGGTGTTGGATTTGCCGTTCTATACCAAAAGCGAAATGTGCCAGTTGGAATAGCTCCAAATGTACCATCACCAAATTTAACCCGCACTTGATCATTATTTAATGTATCAATTTCATATACATTCTGTAGTGTTCCCGATAGTGTATTAAAACTAACCCCTTCACCAAACACTGTGTCAACTTGTGTCCAATCCTCTAATACATTACCAGATTGATCAATTTTTTGAACAAAGAAATCATTGTTGTTTACATTGGATGATGCTAGAGTAATTGTCCGCAAAACTTCTGGATTAGAAAATACCTCATCATGAAATGTGAGTGTACCTTGTTTAAACGGGAGAAAAAATCCAGTTTGATTGGAATTAAATCCTTGGCCGTCCAAGAGATATAATAAATGAAATGCATTTGTGGGATTCGGAGCATACTCATTAATTGTGCCATCTGTGGAATCCACCGAACTGTTATAAAGATCAAAGGGTAGTGTGATACCATTAACCGTTGATGTAAATCTATATGATCCCGATGTAGGAGCGGCTGAATTAAATCGATATTGTGAAATACCTAATCCATCGGTTGTATTACTAGATAGAGGGGTTCCAAACTGGGTACGATTGACAAAAGCCTTATTCAAAATGAGAATAAACCGTTCAAACCAATCTTCATCACGTGGATCATTCCATGTGATAGTCTTGTTCTTCAAATTGATACCATTAGAATCAACGATATCTTGGGTAGTCCTAATAGTTGTGAGTTTCAATCCGCCAGAAGCTGACCGAACTCGATTCATTTTATATCCAACATTCTGTGCTAACCGAATTAAACTATCCCTGCGTTCAGCAGTTGCTAGGAAATTTTCGCGTGAATTCAACTCCGAGCGGAAGGACAGATTCTGGGAGAGCCATGCAAGTACTTCGATTTTGGTAACAAATTCGCTACTAGCCACCCAGTCATTATATTCTTCGGGATAACTAGACTTCAAATAATTAAAAACCGCCTGTACAATATTGTCGAAATCATATGCCCGAAAATCCTGTTGAGACATGGCCTCATATGCTCTGGTCCATGATTCCGCTACTAAGAGTGCATTCTGTCTAGTTAATGATGACATATTGGGTTATTCCTTGACATTATATTAAATATTTAGGAACATCGTTTATGGAATTCTACACGTATGGGAAAAATCGCCAATCACGCCTGAAATGAAATAGTGAAAATTTCATCCATATTAGTTTCTACTGCTAGGATTTTAATAGTCAACTCGATTTTATGTTGTTCCAAGTTAATATTGGGAACAAGTTCTAGTAGTTTAACTCTTGGTTCTTCACCAATGATTCTTAATGCGTCTTGAACAACTAATGATTCAGTTCTGGAATCGCTTAGATCAAATAACAAATCCCATATAATGGACCCCCAATTGGGTCTCCCAACACGTTCTCCAATTCTGGTATTGAAGTGATTCATCAAATCTTGTTTAACCAGTTCCAGATCATGTAACCGTGTGTCAATTTCAGTATTGGCTACCGATGAATAGCCTGTATATATGGGTGATGACATAATGAACTCCTAATATTAATATTTATCTTTTTTAGAACGCATTGACAACATAATATGGATTGCCTAAATAGTATTTTACATCTCTATAAGGTATATCATATGATAGATATTTGACAACAAAAAGATTGAACTCCTAAACAGCGGATGAGGAAAAAGCCCTATTTCAAAAATGGTATGATCTTACAGACGCTGGAAAAACCAGACAAGCAGATATTGTTGCTGGACAGATAGCCCTTCAATATAGTCCTATTATTGATAAAGCTGTCAGAAAAATGAGTGGGTATAAATTGGACCATGATGAATTAACCAGTGAGGGATGGCTGGGAATGACATGGGCCATCCACAACTTTGATCTAGATAAGGGATTTCGATTTGGTACATATGCACGATCTATTATTGTCCGGTCTTTGTATACCTATGTTGTGAAAAACTTTTTTATCTCTAATGTGTGCACAACCAACAAAAACAAAAAAATCTTTTTTAAACTTAGACAACTCGTGGCTAATGAACTGAAACAAAAAACGTCATTGTCTCAAGAATGGTATGAACGCACCGCCGCTAATTTTGGTGTTGATGTTGATAAATTGAAAATGATGAATTCAACCATCAATAGTCCTTATCAAAGTCTTAATACACCATTAAGTGATGACACAACCATGAGCAAACTGGATATCCTCGTTTCCCATTATGCATTGGCAGAGGAAGATTTTAGCAATGAGCAAACAACGCAACTTGGTATATCGTTGATTAATAATGCACTCAGTACACTTGATGATCGAACGAAAGATATTGTTGTGTCGCAATTATTGCAGAATGATGACCAAAAAGAAACCCTAGAAACTCTCGGATTGCGGTATAATATCTCAAAAGAGAGAGTTAGACAAATTAGAATTACTGGTGTGGGCATGATCAATGAAAACATAACCAATCAGATGGAACAGCATAATATTGTTCCATCTGATCTATTGGTTGATTAAAGTTACCACTTACCTGGGGTAAATCCATTTGCAAGCAAAATATCTTTTCCCCATGTTGCATTGCCATAATAACCAGCAACTTTAGGACCAGCATTAATATCTCCTTTATCAAATCCCTCCTGTGGGCCAGACACAATCAATGATGATCGAACGTCCAAATGCATATATGTGGAGCCAATACCTATACCAGTTACTCCCTCATTAATTGCAGCTTGTAAAAAAGCTCGTTTCGTTGCTAATGGTATATCCCCGACAAACCCTACATCCATGGCTGCACCAACAATATGATATGATCTGGTCGCCCCACCGCGATCATGATTTTCCGATGCAGGATATCTATGAGATGAATTGATAGTTAGCTGTGTAATACCAGCAGTAGCTGCGGCTCTTTTAATTTTTCCACTAATCAGATTCAAGTTTGGTTGATATTGTGGTGCAGATGGGTCAACCGTTAATCTATCTTGGAGATGCCATCCCAATTTCCAAGTTAACGCCCCATCGTGTACGTACCCATCAACCGGTTTTGGTGCCCCAGTGCAGAGATTCTTGAAAAGATTACTTCGGGATGTATATAAGTTTGTTAATTTATCATATACTTCTTGAAATGTTCTTTCAACTTTTACACCATTAACATTTTTATAGTAAATTGTTTGATTTTCAGTCTTCACTGATGATGAAACCGACGAGGCTGCTGAAACATTTGGATTGTCTCTAACATTACGAATCAATTTTAATGCTCCTGCTGCACCATTAAAATGTGCTAGATACAAATCTGCTCCAGTGGGGTTAGTAATACCACCATTCTTCAATGCTACCAGATTTTTAACCGAGAAGATAGCACCAGCATTTGCATTGATCACTGGGTCATAAACCGGATATGCATTATACGGGGGAGTTCTTGCCAATCTTTTATTCGGTGCACGTTCCGTACTAATCCCCAAACCTGCACCAGTATCTTTAATAAATTGAAACAGCCCAGCAGCTTTTGATCGTGAAGGATTTTGGTTATATCGATCAAATCCCGATTCAATTGCTGCTACAGTGAATAGATATTCATCTGGAAGACCCTCACCATGATCCGCCTTTGCATTACATATAGCATTAAATACCTCACTAGAAATTGAATACGTCCCAATTTTAGTTGTTTGTCCGTCTGGAATATATCTAGCACCAGTACCATGTGGATTATTTGGTGTTTGAAAACCTGCCAGTTCCAAATTTCTCCTATTCACGAGGCGGCAATCAACTTGTCCACCGACTTTATTGAATTCTGCCATATGTTGTGCAACATTTCCTAGATTTCCAGAAGCTAAATGCCGAAATAAATGATTTTCCAGAGGTATGTCTAGATAAATTATCCTATACCAATATTGTGAACAAAACTAGTTATTCCATCATATTGCTTCTGCGTAAATTCGGTATTTGGTGCTGTGGCATGAACCCAATCCCCAACTTTTACCAATTCTTTATCTAGAAGAGATTTTGCTTCATCTTTAGTAATTTTAAATCCTTTTTCCAAGTCATTACCCATATTGGATATGTTTGACATGTCGGAACTAGTGATAGTTTTTCCACCAATAGTCATACCAACAGTAACTGGGGACCCATAACCAACAACATATCCTGTTCCAGTTGCATTCTTTCTTGGTGTGGCAGAAAATGTATTTTGTGTTTTAATAAATTTCTTAATATCATCGGACGGGAACAACGAGTCTGTTTTCGCCAAATCATTAACAGCCAAACCCTTGAATAGATGGTAACTTGGTTTTTCTCCCTAAATGAACTCCGCTATATGGAGAACCAAACATAAAATCCGGTAGGACCACCCCCAGTACGAGCCAGCCAGTGATGATACAAAACCGATTATATTATCGGGGATCAATGCATGCAAGAATGATGCGCCAATTCGCGAGGAGATGGTTTGAAACAATCCAGTAGTTTTATTCTTGCTGGCAGGAGTAGTGATAGCGTTTGTGCAAAGCATGTTCCCACGTGGGGTTGAACTTGTTGTGGTATCAGATATTTGACCATTAGTCCCCATCGGTGTCCATTCCACAGCGACCATTCCAAGGTTGGTGTTGGGGAACAACCGGGAACGGTACTATCCATGAACTGCGGCTGCTTACCAGAAACGATTTCAGAATCTGATGGTGCACCAGTAATACGATAAGGTGGTCTGGCAAAAACTCTTGCAGGTATTGCCACTGGTAAATGGAATGGTGCAGTGAGTGTTGAAGCTGGCATATCCATGGTGGTGATATTTGATGCCGCTGCATTTGGAGCAGGTGAATTAAAATGAATTTGTGCATCTGAATTGAGATTGATGTTATTGGTTCCACGGATATCAACGCCCCCACCAGATTCTAGTGAAACATTTCCATTTGGTGCAGTAATATTGATAATATTCTGTGAATCGATAAACATCCCTTCTGTGGTATTCAAATTCATTGTAGTGTATGATCCAATACTAATGATATTTCCTATCATTTTCAAAGAATTTTGGCTAATCAATTCAAAATCATTAGGTGTAGTTATGGAAATAGTGTCACTGGAATTTATATCAACACCAACTGATGTTATAGTTAATCGACCAATGTAGTCATGTTGACCCAACCCGACCACTGATAAATATTCACCACCAGCGACCCGTGTGTGAAAATCTCCCCCATATTCAATTCTGGAATCCCCACCGGTAATTAGATCATATTCACCACTATTAGAGATTAGGACATCACTCTCGTAACTGTATTGAGCAATTCCACCAACATTTTGAAAAACCGTTCCACCAATATCAGTATGTAGATTTCCTTTAATTCCGACATTCATATCGCCGTCTACTGAAAGATTATAATCCCCCTCGGAATGCATATTGATATCACCACCCGCATAGATGTTAATACTACCCGAATCTGACATTTCTATCCATACATTACCGGTTGCGGTTTGCATATAGATATATGGATTGGTACATGAGTCATTTAATAGTATTTGATTACCAGCAGATGTTCGTAATCTCATATGTTGAGTATCTGGATGATCGTCCATTACAAATTGGTGGCCAACTGTATTGACATGATAGAGGTCGCTTATACGGTTTTTAAATTGTCTTCCATCTACGTCTTTATTATTTTTTTCGCTTATCATAGGACCAACCGGGTGTTTTTAAACCAGTAACATAAGATGGTGATTCTCTATTAGCACCGGAATTACCAGCACCACGGTGTTTATCCGCAATAACACCGGCTCGTGCCATATTTGCGGTTTGGTCACTTACTGCAAATTTATTTTCACCTCGTGGATCATCATCGGTTGGTAATTTGTCCAATGTTGGCAATGGTGCATCATCTTGAACCTGCGATACAAGTTCATCCGTAAATGTACCGTCATTGTGTGGGTTTCCCACAGTAAACCCAGCCTGATTACTCCCAGTAGTATGGTTTCTGTTTTTGGCCACAGGAAATGTACCGTCATTGTGTGGGTTTCCCACAGTAAACCCAGCCTGATTACTCCCAGTAGTACGATTTCTAGTTTTGGCCGCAGGAGTTCCTGGTGTTCCCGGTACCATACCGTTTCTACCAGGTTTTGGGATCATTCCAACATAATAACCAGCAGTAGGATCAGCATTATGAAACATCACGCCAACAAAATCTCCAATACGAGCTTGTGCAGTCATGCCATATGAATTTATGTCACCACGGGCTGAACTAGTACCATCAGAGCGATTGCCGTTTCTGTGTCCATCTGCCCCAGCAAATGGGGTCATTGGTGATACCAACAACCAACCCTGCCTTAATCGTTGGTCAAATGTCAGACCAGAATCTGATTGTCTATCGGGGGTAGTACCACTCTGTGGTATGGAATTTTCATCCCACCGATTGACACTAATCTCGGGAATATACACCCATACACGGCCCATGTGTTGGTCATCTTGATCATCCATGACCTGAGCTACATAAAAACCAATCAATTGTTGTTGTTGATTTGGGGTTATCCGATCACCGGAATATTCCGCTCT